ATATTCGTTTCTCCTGGTGTATACACATCTGAGAGAGACTTGAGTTTCGTATCTCAAAGCGTGGGTGTAACAACCTTGGGTTTGGTTGGTGAAACAATTACAGGACCAGCTTTCGAACCGATCTTCATCACAAGTTATGATGAGTTCGAAGCCTTTTTCGGGGGTACAGTTCCTGAGAAGTTTGTAAACACGCAAATCCCTAAATACGAATTGGCGTATATCGCTAAATCATATCTACAACAATCTAACCAATTGTTTGTAACAAGAGTACTTGGTTTATCAGGTTATGATGCGGGTCCATCATGGTCTGTTACAACAATCGCAAACGTAGATGGATCAACAGTTGGATTCGACGGAGGACCAACCGTTTACTCGGTGGACTTCTCGGGTTGTAGTGGTAGTACAAGTATCACCTATTTGGGTTCATTCCCATCACAAATTAATGGTAATTTTACATCACCATATACACAGTTGAATGGTTCTCAAACAACAATACAGAATGAGTTGGATAATCAACTATTTGATATTATCGACACTCAAGGAACTTTGTCAGCGACATCAATAAACTATTGGGGTACAATTACAGACGCAGCTTATTCATCTCTTTCACCAATTTATACTGCCGAAACAAACGTATTTGGTGTATCAGGATTGTCACAAAGTGTTGCGGATTATACATCACCAAATGAAGATGCTTGGTATTACTCAAATTTCAATCTAAATGGTTCTACTTACACAGGATATTCATTCTATAGTGTTGTAAGTGCTCTTACAGACTTAGGTTCGGGTTGTTACTCAGGAACAGTTTCAGGTGTAATTTACGATTATTCAGGAACTCCATTCAACGGATGGAATGACTTGGTAGTTGCTACTTGGAGATCAAGGGGTATTTCTCTATATGGTGGTGGTCAGAATGGTCCATCATATACTGTAACAGGACTTACTGATGTTATCATCGATAATTCAGGAATTTACTCAGGTATTTCAACAAACCCTTATGCAACTTTCAATTTATCAGGTAAAACAGCTGATGGTGTTGATTTTGCATTTGCTACTTCACTTTCACAGGGATCTCAGAATTACGTTACAAAGGTATTTGGTTCTACTAACTTCGGAAAACCTCGTAATGAAGTTCCTTTGTTTGTTGAAGAACAATTCCAAAACATGTTAAACTATGGATACAACAAAGGGTTTATTCGTGGTGTAAATGCGAGTTTAGTTTCTTTACCTGGATTGAGATATCAACCTAATGTTGATACCATTGCAAACTACATGGAAAAGTATCAATCGGCCGAGTCTCCATGGGTGGTATCTGAACTACGTGGTAACATGGTTGATAGATTATTCAAAATTATATCTATTGCTGACGGAAACACCGCAAATAGTCAAATCAAGATTTCCATACAAAATATTGATTTCAACAATCTTTCTTTTGATTTAGGTGTTCGTAGTTTCTTTGATACTGATACAAATCCAGTGTATTTAGAGAAGTACACAAATTGTACCATGGATCCAGGTAGTAACAGTTACGTTGGTGTAAAGATTGGTACTTCCGATGGAGAATATGCGTTGAATTCCAAATACATCATGTTGGAACTCAATGTTGATGCACCAATAGACGCGCTACCCGCAGGTTTTGAGGGTTACAGAATTAGAGAATATGCTAACGCAACACCTCCATTCCCTGTTTATAAAACAACTTATGATTTCCCTGGTGAAGTCATTGGTAATCCACCTTTCAACATTCCTTCAGGTCCTAATCAAATTGTTTCACCTGGTGATAATGTTAGACGTACATTCTTGGGTATTTCATCTCAGGTCGGTTATGATCCTGAATTTTTTCAATATAAAGGTCTACAAAAGCCGGCTAGACTCTGTGATATTGAAGCACTACCATGGAATTATGTAACTAAAGGATTCCACATGGACTCAGGAGCAACAGTGGTAATAATCACTTCAGGACCTACGGCTGGTACACCAGCATTTGATTGTGGTGATGCGTCCTTCCAATCAAACCCAAATAATCCTGAAAGTCCATACTACACAATTCAGTCTAGAAAGTTCTCTTTCTTACTTCAAGGTGGTTTTGATGGATGGGATATCTATAGAGAAAATAGAACAAATGGTGATAGATACCAAATTGGTGGAACTCTATGGCAGAGAGGGGCTTGTCAATCAACAAGATATCCTTTGGCTGACGGTTGGGGAGCGTTTAAGACAACAACTCAAGAAGGTTTTGCTGAATTCTCAAACTCTGATTACTACGCTTACTTGTTAGGTATTGCAACATTCAATAACCCTGAAGCGGTAAACATCAACGTGTTTGCAACTCCTGGTATTGATTACCTCAATAACAGTAACCTTGTAGAACAAGCGATTGATATGATCACATATCAGAGAGCAGACTCCATTTACATTGTAACTACACCTGACTCTAACCTTTATATCCCAACCCAAACGGATAATATTATTCCTCCAACTCAGGCGGTAGATAATTTGGATATTACTGGTATTGACTCAAACTACACGGCAACTTATTACCCATGGATTTTGGTTAGAGATACTGTAAACAACACTCAAATCTACATTCCACCAACAAACGAGGTTTGTAGAAACTTGGCACTTACAGATAACATTTCTTTCCCATGGTTCGCAACTGCGGGTTACACAAGAGGTTTGGTAAACGCTGTCAAGGCACGTATCAAACTAACTCAAGACCAAAGAGATACTCTTTATCAAGGTCGTATCAACCCGATCGCTACGTTCTCTGATGTGGGTACGGTTATTTGGGGTAACAAAACTCTTCAAATTGCTGACACAGCTCTAAACAGAATCAACGTAAGAAGATTGTTGTTACAAGCTCGTAAATTGATCTCAGCGGTATCTGTTAGATTATTGTTCGAACAAAATGACGCTAAAGTAAGACAGGACTTCCTTGACGCAGTGAATCCTATCCTTGACGCAATTAGAAGAGACCGTGGTTTATACGACTTCCGTGTAACCGTGAGTAACTCTCCTGAGGATTTGGATAGAAATACAATGTCAGGTAAGATTTACTTGAAACCAACGAAGGCACTTGAATTCATTGATATTGAATTCTTGATTACTCCAACAGGAGCTTCGTTTGAGAATATCTAATATAAAAAATGGTGGGGAGAAATCCCCACCTTAGCCTTTAAAATAGTTTATGAAGAAAATAGTAAAAGAAGGATTTGACGACTTGGGAATGCCAACTCTCAAATACTATGCTTTTGATTGGGATGATAATTTGATGTTCATGCCCACAAAGATTATCGTTCAAACTGAAGACGGAGAAGAAATTGGTATGTCAACTGAAGATTTTGCAGAATATCGTTCTAAGATTGGAAAAGAACCATTTGATTATAATGGTAAAAAAGTGACAGGGTTTGCTAAAGACCCGTTTAGAAACTTCGGTACAAACGGTGACAAACAGTTTTTGATTGATTCTATGACTGCAAAACTAGGTCCGGCTTGGGCAGATTTTGTGGAAGCGGTAAATAATGGATCAATATTTTCGATCATCACAGCAAGAGGACACAATCCAAATACACTAAAAGAAGCGGTCTATAATATGATTGTGTCTGATCATATGGGTCTAAATAAACAATTACTTATAAAGAATCTAAAAAAATTCCGTGATTTTGTAGGAGACGACAAAAAAGGGGGTCAAGATATTATCCGTGAATATTTGGATATGTTAAGATTTTATCCGGTGTCCTTCAATCAAGGTGATTCTGCGGCTTCACCAGAAGAACTAAAAGTAAAAGCAATGCAAGAGTTCATTTCTTATGTAAAAGAACAAGCAAAGAAACTAGGCCAGAAAGTATATCTTAAGGACGATGTAAAGAACAAATTCATACCTCAAATAGGATTTTCAGATGATGATATAAAGAATGTAGAAGTAATGAAGAAGCATTTTGAAGATGAACCAGTTCTTAAGACTTACTCTACTGCAGGAGGAATAAAGACTAGATATTAAGACTATAAATTTTTGAAAAACAAAGTCAAGACAAAAATTTTTTAGTTGATAGTATTTATATAAAAAATAAAACAAAAAAGAAAAAAGATAATATACCATGGCAGACTTACTAATGAAAATGCCGGTTCCTTACGAACCAAAAAGAACGAATAGATTTATTCTTCGTTTCGACTCTACATTGGGTATTAATGAATGGTTTGTTGAATCGACTGGTCGTCCAAGTATCGACATCAATCCAGTTGAGATTCCATTTTTGAATACATCCACTTTTGTTGCGGGTCGTTTTAAATGGAATTCTATAAACGTAAAATTCCGTGATCCAATCGGACCATCAGCAACTCAGGCTCTTATGGAGTGGGTACGTTTACACGCTGAATCGGTAACTGGTCGTATGGGTTATGCTGCGGGATATAAGAAAAACGTGGACCTCGAAATGTTGGACCCAACAGGTGTTGTTGTGGAAAAATGGATTTTGGAAGGAACAATGATTACAAAAACAGCTTGGTCAGAGGCTAACTACGGTTCTGACACATTGGCAACTTTGGATGCCACACTTCAGATGGACCGTTGTATCTTAGTTTACTAAGGTATTGACTTTTTATTATTGATTAATAAACAACTCATGGTATAATTAACACAGGGACTAACTCCCTGTGTTTTTTTTATGGAAAATGATGTAAAAGTTTACGGACAACAAGATTTTAATCTTCCACACGATGTGGTTAAGTTGCCGACAGAAGGAAAATTTTATAAAAGTAAGAAGAAGTCAGTAAAGGTTGGATATTTGACAGCGGCTGATGAGAATTTGATAGTATCAACAAATGCTGATGATATGATTATGACCTTACTTAGATCTAAAGTTTACGAACCTGATTTGCGTCCCGATGAAATGTTGAACGGAGATATCGAAGCAATCCTCATTTTCTTGAGAAACACTGCTTTTGGTCCTGAATATAAAGTACAATTGGTGGACCCTCAGACAGGAAAGAAATTCGGTGAAACAATTTTGTTGGATGAATTGGATTTCAAACAATGTGATGTTAATCCAAAGGAAAATGGAACTTTTGAAACAACATTACCAAAAACTGGTACTATGGTTGAAATTAGACCTCTAACCTACAAAGAAATGACAGAAATCAATAAGATGGCTGACACATATCCTGCAGGGAGAGTTGCACCAAAGGTCACTTGGAGATTACAAAAACAAATCGTATCGGTAAATGGTGATACCACACCTCAAACAATAAATAAATTTATTGAGAGTATGCCGATAATGGACTCAAAATATATC